ACAAGCTTACCTTTACCTTCCCCCTAGATTTCGTAGTCGGCGACGGTTGCTAGATTTTTGTGGTATACCCATCCCATGGAAGAAACGCTCACCGCTCCACAAGACGTAAAGTCGCTTGGATTCGAACTATCAAGACCCCCGATTGCCGCCGACCCACGACCCCTTTCGGCCCAAGAAGAGGAGCAGAACCTTACCGAGTCCATCCGGCAGAAAGCCTTGGTAAACGTCGACGTGATAAATGAAATCCTTGTGCTGCGAGCCATAGACCCGACTTCGTCTGTAAAAACGCTCGTCGACACTCTAGACGCGAACTACAAGCTCTCCGGGTTGGCTGCGAAGAACTTGGCCAAGGAGGTTGCCGCTGCGGCCGTGAGTATCACGATCAACATGCCGAGCAAGGACACCGCACCAAAAATCATCCACGGCTCGACTGAAGTCGTCGAGGTGACAGAACTGACACCAAGTCCAGTCGAGTCTCAACCTTGACCCACGCTATCGACTACACGACGACCCCTACGGGCGAGAAGTTCATGTCGTCGGACGCCCCTGTGCGTTTAATTATGGGGCCCGTAGGAAGTGGAAAAAGCACCGTTTGTTGCTTCGAGGTCCTGCGGCGCTGCAGTGAGATGCCCCCATGCAAGGACGGGTTCCGGCGCAGCCGGTGGGTCATAGTCAGAAATACTAGAGATCAACTCAAGAAGACCACACTCAAGACGTGGTTACAGTGGTTCCCTGACGGTGTGGTAGGACACTGGAAAGAGTCTGAGATGACGTTCTTCCTGAACCTCGCGGACATCCGTGCAGAGATCATGTTCCTGCCGCTGGACACCCCGGACGATCAGCAGCGTCTCCTGTCCCTTGAAGCGACCGCCATGTTTTTCAACGAGGCCAGAGAAACGCACGAGGAACTGATAACCGCCTCCCGCAGCCGGATGCCGCGTTACCCGTCGAAGGCCATGCTTGCCCTTGACCCCGTTACAGGAAAAATCCCGACCTACTGGTCGGGCCTGATAATGGACTCGAACCCACCCTCCGAGGACAGCTGGCTGTACGAGCAGTTCGAGGTGTCCCAACCAAACGGGTGGGAGATATTCCGGCAACCCAGCGGGTTGTCCCCCGATGCCGAGAACTTGGACGCGCTGGGGGACACGTATTACGAGACGATGATGGAAGGTGCGACGGAAGACTTTATCCGTGTGCACGTTCGCGGGGAGTATGGCCGGTCGTTGGTCGGTCGACCGGTGTACGAAGCGTCGTTCGTGAAGGACTTTCACGTCGCCAAGGAACCGATCATCCCCTTGGTCTTTGACTCGTACCCCGTGGTCATAGGGATGGACTTCGGCCGCACGCCTGCGGCGGTGTTTGGGCAGAGATCTCCCCGGGGCGCGGTGCACATACTCGACTCGCTCTACGTGGAGAACATGGGGCTGGAGAAATTCATAGAGGAGCACGTCAAGCCGCTGCTGGCCCTGCGGTTCCCCAAGAACAAGATAATCGTCATAGGCGACCCGGCGGGATGGGCGAAGTCCCAGTTGTCCGAAGAGTCGGTAGCCGACGTGTTCAAACGGCAGCGCATGGTGGCCCTGCGAGCGCCGACCAACGACCCGGTAAAACGCATAAGTGCTGTGGAGAAACTCATGTCCAAGCAGTCCGGCGGTGCGGCCCTGTTCCTCGTCGATCCCCGGTGCAAACACCTGATACAGGGCCTGTACGGCGGGTACAAGTACAAACGGAAAAAAGACGGGGACTACGAGACGTCTCCCCTCAAGGATGAGTACAGCCACGACAATGATGCACTGCACTATCTTGCCCTAGGCATCGACTCGGGCGGTGCGGCACTGGCATTTGAGGATAGGTCCGCTCGCCGAGAAGTGAAGAAAGTCGCCGCCTATGGGTGGACGTAAGGTAAACTAATCACTGTACTGCTCCTATCGGCCTCCCCCGCCGACTTAGCCCTCACCGGACCCCCCTCCCGTGGGGGCTTTTTTTGTGCTAGGCTCCAATAACCTTCCCGGGAGTGCTTCATGGCTGGTCTTAGTCAACTGATTCCTGTTGCTTCTGCGTCCTCGCTAGCGGCGCAGACAAAACCCAACACAGACAATCAGAACAATCCTGTCATTCAAGGGCTCGCGTCCCACGTAAAGAAACGGTGGGAGTCGGCAAAAGTAGCCAAGCTGATACCGGAGCAACGTCTCCTTCAAGCCCTGCGACAGCGTAACGGTGAGTACGACCCGGACAAGCTGGCAGCTATCAAGGAGCAAGGGGGCTCCGAGATTTACATGATGTTGACGTCGACCAAGTGTCGAGGCGCGTCATCGTGGTTGCGGGACACGCTGCTCGGCTCCGGATCGGACAAACCGTGGTCGCTGGATGCGACACCCATACCTGACCTGCCGCCCGAAGTGCAGAAGATGGCACAGGATGCCATGATGGGCGCGATACAGATGATGATCCAGTCTACGGGTCAGCCTCCTTCCCCGGCGCTAATCAAGCAAGAGCAGGAACGCATGCGGGATGAAGCGATGCGCGTGCTGCAGGATGAGGCGGAGAAGCGCGTTGACCGCATGGAGCAGAAAATGGAGGACCAGCTTATCGAGGGAAAATTCCTCGAAGCCTTGTCCGAGTTCATCGACGACATCGTCACGTTCCCCACCGCGATAATGAAAGGGCCGGTTCCTCGCAAGAGGAAGACCTTGGAGTGGCAGGGCGGCGGTTTGGTCCCTGTAGAAAAGATTACGCTGGAGTGGGAACGTGTCGATCCGTTCATGTGCTATCCGGCACCGTGGTCGGCCAACCCCCATGACGGGTTTTTCATTGAGCGGCACCGACTGACCCGCGAGGACACTGAGGGCATGATCGGGGTCCCCGGGTACGACGAAGCCGCGCTGCGCTCGATACTGAGTAACTTTGGTGTCGGGCAGTCTGAACTTCTTTCCGTAGACCAAGCCATGGCCACGGCGGAGGGCAAACTAAACGCCGAGGCTTACCGAACCGAAGATGTGATTGACGCCATCCAGTTGTGGGACACCGTACAGGGTAAGTTGCTTGTCGAGTGGGGCATGGATGCTGCTGGCGTACCTGACATGGAGAAGTCCTACCCCTGTGAGGTCTGGGTAATCGGAAACACAGTCATCAAAGCAGTGCTCAACTACGACCCGCTGGGTCGAAAGCCCTACTACACCGCGTCGTACGAGAAAATTCCCGGCGCGTTTTGGGGCAACGGTGTCTGTGACCTGATCCGCGATTGCCAAGACATGTGCAACGCGTCTGCGAGGGCTCTCTCGAACAACATGGGTATCAGTTCTGGCCCTCAAGTTGGCGTCAACGTCAGCCGCCTGCCGCCCGGGGAGAACATTACGCAGATGTACCCGTGGAAAATATGGCAGTTCCAGAATACGGACTACCAAGACGCGTCAAAACCTCTTGATTTTTTCCAACCCCAGTCAAATTCCAACGAGTTGATGGCTGTTTTTGAGAAGTTTCAGACCCTCGCCGACGAATACTCAGGCATCCCCCGGTACATGACTGGCGAACAGGCACCCGGAGCGGGTAGAACGGCCTCCGGGCTGTCGATGATGATCAGCAACGCGTCGAAATCCATCAAGTCGGTCATCTCTTCCATCGACCACAACGTCATTTCCCGCCTGCTGCAACGGTTGTACCAGCACAACCTGCGCTACGCGGCTGATCCTGACCTCATCGGCGACATCAACATCATCGCCAAGGGGGCAATGTCCCTTGTGGCCAAGGAAAGCGCAGCCGTTCGGCGTGCAGAGTTCCTCCAACTCGTCCTCACCAACGCCACCGCACAGGCTATCGTGGGTCCGTTGGGCACCGGAGAGCTTCTGCGCGACCACGCTCGCCTGTTGGACATGAACGTCGACAAGATTGTGCCTTCGGCCGAGAAACTGCAGGCCAAGATCGCGCAAGAAGCGCAGCAAATGCAGCAAATGCAGCAAATGCAGCAAGCACAGCAAATGCAGCAAATGCAGCCCGAGATGGAGACCGTTGACACGCTCCCAGACGGGGCTCCGGCGGGGGGTAGGCAGTCCAACCAGATGGTAAACACCGTCTCCGGGCGTACTGGGTAGGGATACGCGTGGTTTATCCCCAAAACTGTGTGAGGTGAAAAATTGACACAAGCATGGACGAGAAAAGAAGGCAAAAACCCAAAGGGCGGGCTTAACGCCAAGGGTAGGGCTTCCTACAACGCAGCCAATCCGGGGAAACCCGGATTGAAAGCCCCGCAGCCTGAAGGTGGTAGCCGCAGGGATTCATTTTGCGCGAGGATGACGGGGATGAAAGAGAAGCTGACCTCCGCCAAGACCGCTAATGACCCCAATAGCCGGATAAACAAAAGTTTGAGAGCGTGGAAGTGCTGACATGGCAACCAAACCTAAATCCACAGTCAACGAAGCGGGCAACTACACCAAGCCCGGCCTGCGTAAGAGTATCTTTAACGCTGTAAAAGCTGGTGGTAAGGGTGGTGCGCCGGGGCAGTGGTCAGCCCGTAAAGCGCAAATGATGGCTTTGCAATACAAGAAGGCTGGCGGCGGATATCGTGATTAAACCTTCCCAGCAGTCATTGAAATCATGGACTGACCAAAAATGGCGAACCAAGAGTGGCAAACCATCTACGCAGGGTAGTAAGGCGACAGGGGAGAGGTATTTACCAGAAGCAGCAATCAAGTCCCTATCCTCACAAGAGTACGCTGCAACCACCAAAGCAAAGCGTGAAGGAAAAGCCGCAGGTAAACAGTTTGTGGCTCAACCTAAGAATGTGGCTAAAAAAACGGCTAGCTATAGGTAGTGAATATGAACGGTAAACTTACCTCAACGGAGATTTTATGAAATACGCTAAAGCTGGTACGCATAAGATGTCGGACGGAAAGATGATGAAAAACTCAGCCAAAGGTAACCCCTTTGGCAAACCCGAAACCAAAAAGAACGAAGCTGCTGAAATGAAAATGGCTGGCGGAAACAAAAAAGTCTACGCCAAGATGGAAGCCAAGTACGAGCCCGGCATGCACAAGGGTAAGAAATAATTGTGGATACCCAGTCTAAATGAAGTACACCATTTCGGAAGACGGTCTGGCGTTAATCAAGAAGTACGAGGGCTTGCGCCTTGCCGCGTACATCTGCCCGGCCGGTAAGTTGACGGTCGGCTACGGACATACAGGGGAAGATGTTCACGCGGGCACTTGCGTTACCGAACTTGAGGCTGACGCGCTTTTGCGAAAGGATGCCCATGCGGCCGAAATCTGCCTTGGTTCTGCAATTCAAACCCCGCTGAGTCAGTCGGAAGCCGATGCCTGCATCAGCTTCATTTTTAATCTTGGATGCGGCGCTTTCCGTGGCAGTACTCTCGCTCGTTACCTCAATGATGGTGATTTCGACGCTGCTGCTGGTCAGTTTAAGCGGTGGGACAAAGCGACAGTGAACGGAGTGTTGACCCCTCTTGCTGGCTTGACCGCCCGTAGAGAAGCTGAAGAAGCCTTGTTCACTCGGAGCGCGTAATGGGCGACCTACTGAAAACGCTGGCTCCAACGCTTGCAAGCGCCCTGCTTGGGCCTTTAGGTGGGGTAGCCGTATCTGCGCTGGGTAAGATCATCGGGGTGGACAACGCTACCGTGGCCACGGTTACAGAGGCGTTCAACGACGGCAAGCTGACCCCGGAGCATCTTGCGCAGATCAAGGAACTGGAACTCAAGTACCAGAACGAGGAAAAGGAACGTGGGTTCAGGTACGCCGATCTTGAGTTCAAAGACCGCGACTCGGCCCGTCAAATGCAGATTAGTACGCAAAGCAACACGCCGACCGTCTTGACCTACATGGTTACCGCAGGGTTCTTTGGCATTCTTGGCTGGATGATGCACGACAGCAGCGTAGTGGACTCCCCTCCGATCATGATTATGCTGGGTTCGCTCGGCACGGCTTGGACGGGGTGCATCAGCTTCTGGTTTGGCACTACTTCAAACTCTGCTAAAAAAGATGTGATGCTTAACGCTAGCCGCAAATAGTTGCCGGTACTTTCTTAGTGTGGTACCGTCTCGCATGAACGGATTTAATACTGTGGATAAAGCCACAGCAGCAGCACTCCACCGGATGAAATCCCCCGAAATGGAGCCTCTGTTGAAGTTCTTTAACAACATGGCTGAAGAACACAAGGATGCGCTGGTCAAGGCAGATACGGACAGGTTTGTCCGCCTGCAGGGCCGAGCGAGTGTCCTTATAGAGTTTTTAGACGCGGTGGATAACGCCGGGTCTACGTTGGAGAAGTTGAATAAACCCTGAAACCACTAGCTGACCATTACATGAAGGGCAGACCGTAAAGACGGAGCCTAGAGTGGAGTTGGAGCGAAGGAGATTGAGATGGCTGCACTACCGAAGCAAGTTGAGCGAGACCTACAGGAGTTGGAAGAGTACGAACGGACGCTGGCCCCCCAAGCAGGAGTTTCTGTCGAAGGGACACCGGGCCCCGATACCCCACCTACCGACGCGCAGCCCTCGGAAGAGCCCATCCTCTCGAATCAGCCCCCTGAAGTTGCTGCACCGCCGCAAGATAACGTGTGGGAACAGAGGTATCGCACGTTAGAGGGTAAGTACCAAGCCGAAGTCCCTCGTCTGCACACTGCGAACAGAGAGATGCAGCGTCAGATTGATGAACTGAGTGCTAGGACCGCCCCCAAGGTGGAAACACCAGCTGAAGAAGGGTTGGTAACCGAGAAAGACGTAACTGATTATGGTGAAGACCTGCTCGATGTCCAGCGCCGTGTGGCCAGAGAAGTAATGGCCCCATTGAAGGCCGAACTCGCTCAGCGCGATACGAAGATTGCCCAGTTGGAGGCGGAAGTCCACAAAGCTGCGGGGGATGTTTCCTCGGTAACTTTTGAGTCCCGTCTAGCCAAAGCGGTCCCAAATTTCGACCAACTTAACGTAGATCCAAAGTGGATCGCGTGGTTGGACGAAAAAGATCCGTACACGGGTGAGCCTCGCCGCGCATACGCTGAGTTCGTCTACCAGAACGGCGATATGGTGAAGCTGAAGAACGTAGTGGATTTCTACCTGAAGTCCACACCGACTGAAGCTCTACCCCCAGACTCTCGACAACAGCGTCAGGCCGAATTGGAACGTCAAATCACGCCAACTCGTACTACCAGTACCGCGCAGGTTACGTCCCCCGCCAGCACTCGTATCTTTACCGAGGCTCAGGCGACCAAACTGTTCGACGACGTTCGTAGGATGAACATCGCTGGGAAATACGACGAAGCAGCCAAGCTCGAAGCTGAACTGAGTGATGCGTACATGCAAGGCCGCGTGCGCGGCTAGCTGAACGTGGAGCCAGAACAGCCCAAACCCACTTAATCTAGGAGATTTACCATGGCTATTCTGGCCCCCGCATCACCCTTTCTGACCAGCCCGACCATTGCAGCGGCGTTCAACCCGCTGCTCTGGTCGAAAAAACTCAACGCGAAGTACTATGTTGACAACCAGCTTGCCGAAATTACCAATACCAGCTGGGAAGGCGAGATCAAGAACCAAGGCGATACCGTGCGAATCCGCACCGCCCCGACTCTGACGATCAGTGACTACACGATTGGTGGAAGCCTTCAGTACGAAGTGCCGACCCCGATCTATCAGGACATGCTGATTGAGAAGGCCAAGTCGTTTGCGTTCCAGTGCAATGACGTGCAGGAAGCGCAGTCCGACATGAACCTCCTGAACATGTACATGGACGACGCTTCTAAGCAACTCAAGCTGTCCATTACCGAAGAAGTGTTCTTCAGCATGTTTTGCACCACGGCTGGTGACACTGCAGGCACGGACAAGAACACCGCCAGCACCACGGCGGCGAATACGCGTGGCTGCGCTGCGGTAAACCAAGGCGCTACCGCCGGTGCGAAATCGTCGGTGCTGAACCTTGGGACCGACATCACGCCCATCGCGGTAACGACGACTGCGGCCAACCTGCTCACGCTGATTCTGAACATGGGCGCGGTGCTGGATGAGCAGAACGTGCCGGAATCGGGTCGCTTCCTCCTGATGAGCCCGTACGACCGGCAAATCCTGATGTCGACCAACCTTGCGCAAGCGTACTTTACTGGCGACAACTCCAGCATCGTCCGTACTGGCAAGATCGGCATGATCGACCGCTTCACGGTCTACGTCAGCAACATGCTGCCGCGTGGTACGACCAGCAAGGGTTGGGTCACTGGTTCGGCGGCAACGTCGACCGGCGGCACGATGGCCAGCGCGGACGTTCGCCGCGTAGTCATCGCTGGACACAAGGATGCGATCAGTTTCGCCGCGCAGGTGAACAAGACGGAGCAGGTTCGCAACCCCTCGGACTTCGGTGACTTCATTCGTGGCCTGTCGGTGTACGGCCGCAAGGTCGTGAAGCCTGAAGCCCTCGCCTTCGGCGTCGTCAAGTAACGCTCAGGGCCGGGGGTAACCTCGGCCCACTAAACCTAATTTAAGGAGATTCATCATGGCAAGCTCTGGAATAGTTTTGGAAATCGGTGGCTACTCCACCGGCCTTACTGCACTCGCTGGCGGCGCGGCACCTACGGCGGCGGCGAATACGCTGTCGTCTGGGATCAACGTCGTTGCGACGGTCGCTACCGCTGGGGATAGCATGATTCTTCCGGCGTCGATGGCGCAGGGCACAAAAGTCCGCGTGTACAATACGTCGGCTGCTACGCTGGACATCTTCCCCAACACAGGTGGGACCATCAACGGCGGCGCGACCAATTCGGAAAAGGGTCTTGCTACTCTGACCGGGGCTACCTTTGTTCAGGTGGGTACCGACGGTCTGACGTGGGTGGCGGACAACCTGATTGCCAAGCAGTCGTAACCATGAAGTAGTGGGCGGGGCTTCGGCCTCGCCCACGCCCTTTTTTGGGAGGCAACAAAAATGCCGTCCGTTCGAGTAACAGGCACGTTTTCCCGTCCGGCCGACAACACCGCGTATGCTGCAGGCGACATTATCGCCAACAGCGGTACAGCGGCTTCGGTCGTTCCCGTTACCTTCTACATGCCTACAAACGCGGGCGAGATTACGGCGTGTAGCGCCGTCGTTACCCCGGCCAGTAGCAACTTGGTGATCACGGCGCTCGACTTCGCCCTGCTCCTCTTCCGCCCGGTTACAGGCATTCCGTTTGCCGACGCTGGGTACCCGGCCGACAATACCGCGATGGCTATCACCGCCGCAGCGTTTCGGGAGCATGTGGTCAAATTCACGTTCGCTAACGGCGCGTGGACCAATCCGGCTGGTGGGTTAACCGCCGGTGTTACCGGGTACCAAACCGTGATGCCAAACGGTAGCCGCCCTCGCGTGCCGTATACTACCTCTTCCGGTAACCCTGAGTCGGCGCAACCCCTCACTCTTATCGGTGTCGTACAGTGCCTTGGATCTTGGACTCCTCTCGGCGTTGTCAACCGGTTTGACTTATCCCTTGACGTAACTATTTCGTGATGAAAACTCCCGAAGAGCTTTTTCCCACCGGAGTGTGGAGCGACAGCAAACGAGAGTTTATGGTCAAGGACGCCCAGTACTTTTGGCCGGTTATGGAGACCGGGGCGGATGGAGTGATGTTCGTTACCCCCCATGGTAAAACCCTGCTGCAGCCTGAACCGGGTCCGGAAGAAACCTTGCACAACGAGTTTAGTGGAGAGCTCAATCTTGACGATCTTCCCGACCTATCGATTTCCAAGACGCTGAAGAAAAAGCGGGGATTGGGGTAATCCATGGCCGCAATCTCTGTGTTCCGGCCTCTAGTGTACATCGACTGCCCCGGGGTTCCGAACCCCATGATGGATGACGCTATTCGCCGTGCCGCACGGGAGTTCTGCAAAAAAACGCAAGCCTTGACGGTCGAAGTAAACATAACCTTGGCGGTGGCCGACAACTCGTACGCCCCTACTATGGCGACCGGCACCGAGATCCTCGCGGTGGAGAGCCTTCGCCGCCCTACCAGCGGGACGCGCATCACGCCGGAGTACCTTGTAGCCCGTTCGGTAGACCACATAACTGCGCAAACTACTTCTA